AGAGTTTCTTCAGGCAGATACTCATGAATTTCAGCAGCTAATTTTACTAGATGATTGCCAATTTGTTTTAAACTAAGAGCAGTTATTTCAAAATATCCTTTATCATTTAGTATTTCTATTTCTTCATCAGTAAACACAATACGGCCAGAGCCATCTTTTTTATTTTGCATAATTTTCATTTATACTATCTCCTTTGTGATTTGCGTATTTTCCATTGGCGTCAACATAATGCAAAAAAACTTGCATATGATAATCCCCTTCATAAGGTTCTCTCCAATGTTCTATATCACAACCTCTATATATAACACCATCTCCTGGTTTTAAATCAATTTTTTTACCATCCATATAAATTGGCCATTCATGTTTTCCATCTGATCCGATAAAAACTGTAACACTTATTTCACAAGAAGGTCTGTCTTTATGTTTTTTTAAATCAGCTCCATAGGTATAACATCTCCAATATGTATAAGTTTCATGTAATTGTAAATTAATATTTTTTTCTAATATTTTCTTTTTACTTTTTAAAAACACTTGCATTAAAGAATCTTTATAAAATCTAGTATCACCACAATTATTTTGCACTTCATCAAAACTATTTGTATTTGTCATATGTCTTTGTATACAATACTCATGAGCAATTTTTAGTTCACTTTTATTAAAAAGTTTAGGTATTATTTTATATTTCCAATTTAAGTCAGCCATGATACAATCGCATAACGCGTTCCTTTCGTAACCGGTGATACAGAATGTGGGTATATAAAATTAGATGGCCATATTACACATCTACCGGGTGATGGTTCTATTGTTTGATATATTTCTTCAGTAATAGGATCATGGAAATTTAATTCTCCACCTTCATAATCATTATTTAAAAATATAATCACACTTAAAGTTCTAGGAATTGAAGCGCAATGATCTGAATGAATAGTATAAAAACCACCTTTTTCATATTTTAAAATTTCTACTGATGCTATAAGCGTGGCTTCAGTGGTAAATTCTTTATTGTATTTATGAAATAAATTAGAAATCACATGACGCACATAATGACCCCAGTGCATCGTGCTTAAACTACCATCGTTATCATCTAAACTATATGCCTCTGTGTTTCTAATATTTTTTTGTATTTTACTTTTTTTTCCATCTCCTATAATTGCTGAATCTTTAAATTTTAATTTATTAGAGGCATATTTTACTAAACTAGCTACTCTTTCAATTTTAAAACCTTCATCATATATTTTAATAAATTTATCTATTTCCACGATTTTTTACTCCAAAAAAAATTCTTGTATACATAAGTTAATTTACCTAATATAGATAGTTCACTAACTCCTTTTTCTTGTGGGTCCTCTTTTACTTCCATTTTCCAACTTTGTCTTTTAAATGGTATTATTTGAACGTATGGAGTTCCTTGTTCAATAATTGTTTCTAAAACAGGGTATTTATCACCATTTAATATAATTGGGAAATTAACGTAATTAGGAAAAGTGTCTGTGTCAACTATTCCAGATATAATTTCAAATCTATCATCTCTATTATTTAAAGGAGGTATAAATAAACACGAGTATCCTGGAGGTGTTTTAATTCTAAAAGGATTAGCTATTTTATAAAGATTTAAATTACTATTTTTTTCAACAAAAGGACATCCTCCTTTTTTTCCACCTAATTGGTCTATATTGTGTGTAAGAGAATCATTTCTATTTAAGTTTAAATTTAAATCATATATATATTCATTGTAATCTCCATACGAAAATTTAAAAGCAGAATCTTTTTTATCGCCGTTTGTAAAATTATGATGAACATAAAAATCTTGTGGCATTCTTAAAATATATCCAGCGGATAAAGAATCTAAAACAGGAATACAACCTTTTATAGTTCTTAGTTTATAGTCGTGTTTTAAGTTTTTAAACCACTCCGGTATATTTTGAACTGCTTTTATTGGAAGAGTGTTTTCAAGAATAGGTTTAGTGTTTTTAGGATACAAAAATTCTATTATATTATCTTTCATAGTTCTAGATTAAAATATATATCTTTATTTTAATAAGTAAAGTTTTTTATAAACATTTAAAGTTAACATACTTACCAGCTGCTCTACATATAGCGTTAAGACTATCTGTTGGATATGTGAAACTTGATGCATCTAAATTAGTTACAAAATCAAGGGCACTTGTTATTTTACCTATTTGAGAATGATTTGATTTTCTGTTTACGTATTTTACTAATCGTTCTTTATATTGATCTATTTGGGTTTGCATTTTTTCTTGAGATTCTAATTGACCCTCCTCCCCATAATCAACAAATGAACAATTTTCATCATTCACCACTAATTCTTTAGAACCATTTAAAAAAGCATCATATTCTTCATCTGTTATATTGACCACAGAAACTTGTTCAGGATGTCCTTGGTGAATTATTTCTAAATCACCATCTGTTTTTCCGGCTCTAAGAAAACTGCTTTCGGTTTTAGTTACGTTAGCTTGAAAAACTAAATAAGCCATTATATTAACCTATATCCTCATAAATAACAACACCGCCATCATTTCCCTCTAATGGACTAAAAGGTGATGAAAATTGCGGTCCATGTCCTGCTCTACCAGCTGTTCCTGACACCTTTATCCCCGTTAAACCTAAAAAAGCTGGGTTGTTTCCACCACTTTGCGGACCTCTAGCCATAATCATATTAGCCATAGCGTTTGTTGATGGGTTTCTTTCTTCTTGAACTAATTTTGCTTCGTGAAAATAATGCTCTCCACTAATTTCAGCCATAGTGTCACCATTAATATAGGCAATGGTGTGGTTTTGTAACGTTCCAGAAGCTCCTACTTCTGGACTAGCATTATGTTTTTGTCCACCAGCTCCACCATTAGCAACTAAATTAGTATTAAAGCTTGATGCTTGCCCTGCACTCCCAACATTTCCGGTATTTGTATTTGTCCCTCCAGCGCCTCCTGCACCTATTGTGTAAGGAACAGAAAAAGGTTGAGATACGGGCACATTAAAAAAACCAAATCCACCCATTCCACCGTCTCTTCCAGATCCAGCGGGAACTCCGCCGCCACCGCCGCCACCGCCTCCACTCATGTACAAGTGAAGTTTAGTTGTAGTTGGTTGAGCAGTAAAAGTAGCAGTTTCAGCTGTTCCACGAGCAAAAGTTTTTACCATGTTGGCTGCACCAGCGCCAGAACTCGCAGCTACAATTCTTCCAGATGAATCAACTGTGATGTTTGATGCTGTAAAACTTCCTACTGCTGGTTTAATTATTCTAGGCATTA